ATGTCGTCGGATGCTTCGATAGCGTCCATCGTGTCTCGGTCGCCGGACAGCCAGCATAGAGTGCGGACTTCGATTTGTGAGAGGTCAACAACAACTAGCTTCTTACCTTCAGGAGCAGTAATTAAGTTACGCATATTGACTCCGAACATACCTTCTCTCGGCAAATTCTGGAGATTGAGATTACCACCACTACCACTGAAGCGACCAGTGTGTCCGCCAAAATACATGATACCGCCATAGTATCGATTGTCCGGCATGGTAGCGTGATCGAAGCTATCGAGTTTTTTCTTAATCGTGTTGATGCGCCGCCAGTTCGTTACAGCTTCGATCCATTTGTATTTATGACCGTGTGCGAGAATCCACCTCTGGGCATCAACATCAGTTTTAGCTAGAGAGGCGGGTGGCTCGATGCCGAGTTTGATGCAGTGTTCATCGAATGCTTTACGGCTAAGTAAGGGCTTTTCATCAGCCCAAGGGATAGCCTTCTCAGTTTCAAAGATAAGTTCATTGATTGTCTCTTTCGCTTTACGAAGAGCGTCCACATCAATCGGTATCCCTCTTTGGACGATTCGTCGGTTTGTGACGCTGATGTCGCGCTCAAACTGAGACCACTTAGACTCGTAAGCCTTCCATAGACGGAGGCAGAGAACAGAGTCCTTGATGGCATACTCTTCTACTTCCTTCTGGAACTCCTTAGTCATACCAGTCCACGTCTTACCTGACATGTTATCGCGAGTAGATTTGGAGATCTCTAAGTCGAAAGCTTCCGCAGTTGAGTTCTTCAACGATCTTGGCAGACCTACAGCAGCAGCCATGTCTGCGGTGCAGTGCCATTCGGAAGGTTCTACTTTAGGCCACCAACCATAGTTTATGCCGTAGAGGTAAAGTGTTTCATCAAATGATGCGTTATGGGACAGGACGATATTCCCGTTAAGGATGATCCAGTCAAAATTTTCAGGGTGGCCAACCCATTCGTATCCGTCATCTCCTACGACGCTAACCATATAGGCGTCGAACTCGTAATGGGAAAAGTAACCTAGAGGGCCAAGCTTTCGGATAGAGCAGTGCTTGTCGTAGTAGGTTTCAAAATCTAATGCGTATGTAATCATATAAGTTTATTTGTGAGCAGAAAAAAGCCCGTCGCAAAGTAAAGACTAAAAAACTCTGCGACGAGCTTGCTTTCAACTAGTATTATTTATTACGAGTCCAAATCTAATTCAGTCTGCTCACCAGTAACATGCTGGAGTGCTTCCCGAACTACCCTCAACTTTCTCAAGTTGGCTCCGACTTGGGAGAGCTGATCCTCGACTTCAGCGATCATGCCGTCGAGCATCTTAATCTCTTCGAGAAGGAGATCACGGGTTTTTTGTTCTTTCTCTTCGTCAGTCATAACTACGCTCCAAGAAAGTTTTTAACAAAGGCGGTAACATCTTCATCGGCTTCTTCCTTAGTCACGGTAAGTGACGGATTAAACCAAGTGTATTTACCCTTGCTAAGTTCTTCAGAAACGAAGTTCCATATTTTGCTATGAATAGGGATTCCAGACTGAAGAGCGGCAAATGTCGCAAGACGCTTGTAGGTTGAACGGTATGCATTCTTGCCTACATTGATCTTACCCAATGCGTAGTTATGGTCCCCGATGGGTAACTGAAACGCCTCATCATTATCACTACCTTCAGGCTGGCGCATGAGGAGAGTGATCTCGGCGAACTCAGTCATATCCCACTCTGACTCTGCTGCAATAGCATCAGAATCAGATTTAGACCAAGCGATGCGGGGGATGTCCTCTTCATCGAAGGGGATGTTCTCCCGCCAGCCTTTTACGGCGGCGACAGTAATCGTCTTAACCGGAGTGTCCGGTGGAGCAATCTCGTATGTCTTGTCGTAGAGAATCGAGCCGACGGGAGCGTCAGACTGAGTCATCTTCTGGCAGACATTAATACGTGGAATCTCGATGTCTTCTACATCGATTTCGATTCCGCTTACGTTGGTGGAAAGACCAGTATTGGTCTCGGCAGCAACGACTTCTTTGGTTTTTGTGTTAGCCATAATATCAATTATTGTTGGTTTGGTTTATTGAGTCGCGACACTATGTCGCTCGTCTGATGTTTCTACGATTCCTGCATCTTCGCATTCGTCGAGGAAAGGTTGTTTGCTATCGGCTCCCGCTTTCTTGGCAACCTTGGCGAGCGGGATATTAACTTGATCGAGTAACGTGTCCAGATCTATTCCATGTTTTTTTGCAATTTTTACAAAAGTAGCATTATCAGAGATCTTTCGGGTCCGCCCCATCGAACGAAGTTTAAGCCCGTCAAGCTGATCGCCGTCTTTAAGGGCGTCGAGTGTTTTGCGTTTAATAGACGCTGACCAGTTCTCTACAATCTTAGCAATGTTAAATAGCTCAGAGAGTCTAGCTGGGTTATCTACGTCAGTTGGATCAATGTCCGGCAACGTGGTATCGAGTTTCTTGGCGACACTTATAACGAGTCCACCGAGTGCAGGACAAATATCCTCATGCCTACAGAATCGGCAATATTGAGTGGGGGTGCATTCCTCCAGTTCTGGAGTGCCTGACTCCCATTTAGGTCTCGTAGACTCACCCGCTTTAATGACACGGCTAAGGTCTTCGACCAGAGTAGGGAGATCGTCTCGCGTAAACGTATGGTGTAATGTTGCGTTGTGCTGTGGCACGTAGAACGCAAAGACGATCTCCTGAATTTCGGGATACTTCTGGAAGGCTCCAGTCGTATAGGCTTTGGCTTGCCAGTTCTTATCTGGCGAGTCAATAATCGAGATGCCTGTTTTGTAGTCAGCCATGACTGCCCGCCCGCCCTCTTTGAGAATCAAAAAGCGATCACAAGTTCCCCACGTCTCAGTACCATCTAAGGCAACCTCAACTTGGATCTCGTTAAGCTCTTCAGAAACCTCGCCGAAGTTAGCCATGAACTCCTGCTCCATATGAACAATCTGCTCGTAGATTTCTAGCTCCTCCTCATTATGCAAAGCAGAAGGGTCAAAGACTTCTAGAGCCTCGTGAATTCTGGTCCCCATCTCAGCGGCGGCTGATGTTCCGTCTCGGCCTTGATAAGCAGCACAGGCGGCTACATACTTTAGGCTCGATGGCGAGAACTCCGCGTGTCCTCTGTCACTATGGTTGGGTTGTTTGCTCATGGGTCGATTCTCTCATGTGCGTTAACTCACGCTGGAGGTGGTCGCGTTTCTTGAGTATGCGCTCAACTTTGTAGTTTAGCATGTAGATCTCATCCTCAAGCAGCTTGAGTCTAATCTTCTCTGCATCTGATAGGTATTTAGTGCTTTGATTCATTTTGTTTTATTGATGGAGTGTTTCTAAATTTTCTGACTTCTGGTCTACAACCCTCATAACGTGTTCTTCAATTGAATCGCTGGCAACCAGAATCTTTTGGATAGCATCACTTTTTGCTCCGTTGCGGTGGATGCGCCCTAACGCTTGCAAGTGATCCTTGACGTTGAAGGTCGGTGAAATCAACGAAATCCGTTGGCGGTTACCGTTGATGTCATGGAGAGAGATTCCGGTTCCGCCTGCTGCGATATTAACTACAATGACATGTTCTTTATCGTCCTGAAAATCGTCAATAATCTCCTGCCTTTCTTGAGCCGACTGACCACCTACGATAGCAGGGCATTTTAGCAATACCCGTAATGTTTGAGCAGTCTCAGTAAAGTTAACAAACAAAACTACACTTTGGCCTTGATCAACGTAATCCAAAGCCATGTCCGCCATATCTTTTGCCTTTAAAGATTCGGCAAGTTGCCGTGCGCGTAACAGATTAACGAGAACCCAATCACTATCTTCTACGGTTCCATTCTCTAAAAGATTGGTCACGATCTCCGGTGTAATGTCCAGATCTTTATAAGCCTTAGCAATCTTAGCGGCAGACCCAAAGGCAACAGGCTCGATGAACACTCGGTTATCTTTAAAAGAATCTGGAAAATCGTCCACCGTAAGACGTTTAACATTATTTCCATACATGACCTTATTAAGATCATTGAGTTTTGTTTTACGGAGCAACTCCCACGCGTTCCATTGATTTTGAGCGCAACCGAATTTCATCATCCAGCTAAACCAGCTTTTAAGTTCCCCTTCAGGTTTGTTTAAGCTATGTAGGCCCAATGCATAACCTATCGGGCGCATCTCAGTAGGGTCTTCGGCGGCGGTCGCGCTCATGGCGTGGACAGAGTAGCCTTGAGTGACGAGAGAAATAAGTAGCTGCGCGTTTTGAGTATATGGTCCTTTGCACTTATGGACCTCGTCGACTAGCACTAGTGTATCTTCAGGCAGATACCAAGACATAATCTTCTTGCCGCGCTTAGACATCCACTCTGTCTTTCCGGTCCTGATCTTCTCGTAGTTAAGAACGAACAGTGGCTCCATATCACACTCAGCGATTTCACGTTCCCAAGATGGGATCACTGCCTTCGGGCAAATGACTGCGACTGGCTTCTTAATAATTTTGGCAAGGTGGCAAGCTACAATGGTCTTGCCAGTTCCGACGTGGCTCGTATCTAACGAGTTAAGTCCTAGTTGATGCTTTGCTAAGAAAAACTCAAAAGCTTCTTTTTGTTTTGGATATAGTTTCTTCATATTGTCTATGGACAGACAAATAATTGAAGCAACTAGCTATGTCCAGAAAAAGTTCAACTTTTTCTCCCACCCCAAATATACTGGGCAATAAGATAAGCGTCGATCATACCATCGTGAGGTTTTTTACACCTCTTGTTTGCAAGCCAGTTCTCTTCTGGCGCGAGTGAATCAGCCAATGCTAAAGCTGCTTCTTTGGTTTTACCTTTTGGCGTCCGACCAAGCATATGCTTTTGCCATTTATGGACGCTCACACGCATGACTGGATACTCGTGTGACTCAGCCATACCAATTAGCTTACCAAAGCTAATCGCCATTGATCTAACAGCTTGGCTGCTTTTTGCGTGAGCTAATGGTTCTTCGATGGCGAGATCGAATGGTGTATTAAAATCGAGGAGCCACTGGTTAATTGAACGGATGTCGATTTCTTTTTTCTTCGACATCTGGAGAGTTGGCATCCGAATTTTATCGATGATGCCGCCATCATATTTAGATATCGCACAAAGTCCACCATCGAGTCCGTTGTCGATCCCGACCACCATAAGACTAATGGTTTAATTTGACCGGAGGAATTCTATGAAATTTCTCAGGACAATACAAATTGTCGCACTCACCACCAGAAACTGGATTACTGCAAGTACCGCACTCACGCTCCTCACTAAGCAATGCCTTAGCAAGAATAGAGTAGTTCACCAGATCCTCACAGGCATCGTCAACTGACTCGCCAGCTACTTTTAGCTCACCATCGTTAACGAACGACTTAATCCTCATTAGCTTATCCTGCATTCTTAACAAGAGTCCGGTGACCGGATGGAGACCTAAAGATTTAGCGGTCTTGAAATTCGCGAGTGCGTCAACAGTGTTCTCACCACCGCAGTAGTCAGAGTTTTTTGCCCGCATAATTTCGAGCGTTTTCTTGCACGTAGATTCGTGAAGACGGAATAGGGTTTCGGGTTTCATTTTGCTGGTATTGAATCTCCTCTGATTAGAAGGCCATCGCCCTCTGCTGGAACTAAGACCCTGATCCCTTTCGGCAGAGACTGCAAGTAGAATACTTCACGGGCCGTTGACGGCTTCACGCGATACCAAAGACCATCAGCGGTATCTACCGGAAAACGGAAATCCGCTCCGTCATCTATTCGGGTAATAAACTTAGGACTTACCTCTGGTTCACGATCTTGGAACATTGTAAGGGTATTAAATCTCGTTTCCGGTCTCCGCGTCAATCGTTTTTTTCTGCCTAATCGCTCCTCCGCCTTTATCTGCTTTGGAGTTATTGAGGATAGAAATATCGATTTGCATCTTACTAGTCCCGCCGCCAGTTTTTGCGTTGAGTCCTAAGTTACGCCTAATGAGCTGGTCGAGTTCTGACATCTCGCGAATCGTTCTTGGTCCACGCAGCGTTTTCATAGAGTCGCGTAGAAGTTTAATTCCGGCTGCGGCGATGTAGTGTTGGTATTTATCAGCCGGAGAGTTCTGCGCCTCCGCGATTTCGTTGAGGGTAACGTCTTCTTGTTTGGATGCACGGAACCGTTCTTCCACAATAGCTGAACTCATCGTCTCATTGAAGTGTTCTTCAACATCCTCTTTAAGCTGGTCCTTGTCAGCATCTGGTTTCAGATGTTCATCTTTGATGTCTGTATTATGTATCAGGTTGTCGAGAACTTTACCGTCTACTATGTCCCCGTTCATCTTAGCGGCGACTCCGTGTTTCTTTAACCATTTACGGACTGTATTGCGGTGGACCCCAATGTGTTGACCAATCGCACTATTACTGTAACCTTCTTTGTTAAGGCGCAAGGCTTCAGCCTCGCACTCTCGTATAGGTTTTTCAGACATCGATTTAATTATGCCTTCAGAAGCAGACAAGCGCAAGCGCGTTCTAGAGCCGCGTATCGACCCCACTAACAAGAAAATGGACGTAGGCGGACTCATGATCCAGCCTACCAGTCTCCTCACTGCTCTATTGTATGGCTTTGCCCATCACCCTAACGATAAGGCTAAGGAGTTTTATTTTTGGAGGATCTGCGATGAACTTTGGAATAGAGAAGAACTGCCGGAGAAGATGATGGTCCGTCATCCTTGGGCAGAGCAAATGATACGCGCTGCAATTAAGCATAAGTATCTCGCTATCGGCGGTTCCGCCAGTAGTGGTAAATCACATACGATGGCCGCATGGGGGATCGTCCAATGGCTAAGTCAGCCACGCGACACACTGGTCTTGATGACCTCAACCACTTTACGGGAAGCACGAAAAAGGATATGGGGTTCGGTCATGTCTTTGTTGTCCGTGATCGATGGTGCGCCGATCAAGATACGGGATTCAATCGGAAACGCTGCCTATGTTGATGAGAACGGGACGCTTATCGAAAGAGCTGGATTATCACTTATCGCGGCGGAGAAGTCGAAGACGCGAGAGGCAATCGGCAAATTTATCGGTATCAAGCAGAAGCGGGTAATTATGATTGGTGATGAACTTTCAGAACTTTCTGAAAGTATCTTACAGGCTGGTCTGACCAACTTATCGAAGAACCCGTTCTTCCAGATGATCGGTATGTCCAACCCGAATAGCCGATTCGACGCTTTCGGCGTTTGGTCAGAACCTAAGAAGGGGTGGGAGTCCATAGATACGCAGACCGCTGACAGATGGACCACGAAATGGAAAGGCCACTACCTCCGACTTGATGGGGAGCGCAGTCCTAATATTACGCTAGGAGAAGTTAAGTTTCCTTGGCTACC